GACTGGCACAGGCAGATGCAGAGGCACGAGTATCACAGGTAGATAAAGATGCAAGGGCAAGACAGGCAGAGACAGATGCAAGACTGGCAGAGGTAGACGTACTTGTAAAACAAGCAATGATAGATGCGCGGGCAGAGACAGATGCAGCACTAATATTACAGAAAGAAGCACTGACACTGGTAGAAGAAGAACGTGCTTCTCGTGATATAATCGAATTATTGAGAGAAATAAATAAACTACTTAGCACAATACCAGAGTCTGAACCTTTCAAAGGAAATATAATGAAACGATTACATAATGAAACGACCAAGGTAGATAATATATCTAATAAACGTAATAAACGTAATAAACTGACACTGGTAGAACGTCGTGCCATACTAGAATATATAAAAATGCTAAAAAATATACTAGAAGAGTTAAGAATAAAGTCTCTAGAGAGAGCGTCTCGATAGATAGAGAGAGTGTCTCGAGAGAGATATGTGCGGAAAGATGGAGATAAAGAAGAAAGAGAGAGAAAAGAGAGATCGATAGAGGTAGAGAGAGAAGGATCAAAATTTTTAAATTTGCTTGCTCTCCACAAAATATTGAATAACGATAGTAAGGAAAATAACATAAAGGAAATGGAAAGGAAAATTAAAGATACAGATAGGGAGACAGAGATAGAGAGAGAGAGAGAAACAGAGAGAGAGTGGAAGATAGAGAGAGAGTCAGAGACAAAAAAAGTGGGAGAGAGAGTTAGAAGGAGACATGGAGAGAGAGAGTCAGAGACAAAAAAAGTGGGAGAGAGAGTTAGAAGGAGACATGGAGAGAGAGTCAGAGACAAAAAAAGTGGGAGAGAGAGTTAGAAGGAGACATGGAGAGAGAGAGAGAACGAGAAAGAGATAAAGAATATTTAAATAACTATGCCATCATAATTTAATTGTCCTAAATCTAAAAGTTCTTTTTTAGTTGCCCAAGTATCATAATCGTAAATATTTCTAGTTTCTTTATTATAAACTACAACTCGATCTAAATCTTCTTTCTTAAGTTCCCCTTCGTATGGAATTAATTTATTTCCTTTTAATCTTTTATATTTATTTTTCTTACCAGGAAATAATACTATTCCACTTCTTAATAAAGCACCTTTAGTACCTTTGAACTGAGTTTTTATCTTATTGGTTTTTTCATTTGTTGTAGTTGTTCTAATATCTATTTTAATATCCGGAAAATAAGACAAAGTATTAGCATCTCCTAAATTTAAACACTTAATATTTGCTTCATTAAAGTGTTTGTTTAATTCACAATCAACGGCACTTTCTTTAATTAAAGTTAAAGTTTCTTTAATAACTTCTTCTTTTTTAAAAGCTGTATCTTGAACATATTCATCACTGGTTGTTCTTTCCCTTTGTTCTCTTGGACCAGATGACATTTCAATGAATTGTTTTTCTTGTTCTTCTGTAAAAATAGTTAAATATCTAAAAACATCAACTGTTCTATCTTTTTCAGGTAAATCAACATGTGATTTATATCGAACTCCTCGTCCAATTATTTGTTTTATTCTAACTTCGTGCCAGAAAGGTTCCATAATATGCACTTGTCTAATATTTTTTAAATCTAAACCTTGAGCACCTGCTTGTGATATTAAAATAATACGACATATATCTCCTGTTTTATTTTCTGGAGAAGAAAATATTTTAATAATTTTATCTTTTTCATCTGGTGTTTGTTCTCCTGTAAATAAAATATATTTTAATCCAGGATCATCTTTATTATATATAGAAAGTTTATTATATCCATTTGCTTCTAATAAGAAACCAAAAACAGTTAAACCTTCAGTTTTAACAAATTGTGAATAAACTAAAACTAATCCAGGAGTACTAGAGATATTTTGGAACATTAATTTCATTTTTGGGGATATTTCATCTAGTTCAGGTGATTTTAATGAAAGATATTTATTTCTATCAGTATATAATTCGTTCATAGCTTTTGAAATTCTTTCAGCGTATCGGACTTGTAGTTTCTTTTGTTGTTCTCTTTTCTCATCGTGATCATCTAACGATTTACTAATACTACCTTCCATATTTAAGGCATCTTGTATATCTTTATTGTTATTATTATTTTTAGTTTTCTTAGAGCGAACTTTTTCTTCAAACGATGGATTTGGAAAAGGTCTAAATATATTTTCTGGAAAAACAAAATTACAAAATTGTCTAGAATAAACTCGATACATAGAACTTACTTTAGATTTTTTCTTTTTAGATGATAAATTTGTTTTACTTGATGTTATCTTTTTTTCTGCTTTTTTCTCAAGTAATCTTACTGTAATATATTCAGTAAATTGTAATGGACTCATTGGGACTTTAAAAAATCTTGTATCATTTTCTTTAGGATATTTACTTTTATCACCACTTTGATAATAAGAAGATAATCCAACCATTCTTCTTTTAAGAATTTCTTTTCTAGCTATTTTTTCTCTATCTCTACCAACATCTTTAATAAATATTTCATCGAATCTTTTTTCTTGTTCAGGAAATAATGTATATCTACTAGGAGTATGAAACTCTTTCATTTGTATATCATATTTATCTAATGCTAAATTGATAACTTCAGTTATCGCTTTCTTATAATTAGGAGAGTATTCTGGATAAGTAAAATATATATCACAATTTCTTAATTTTAAATTAACTTCACAGTAGTTTACATATTCTAGTTTATTTATTTCTGATTCTAATTTTACCAGTTCATTCATATCTATTAATTCAAATGTAAATCTTGGGACAACCATTTCACCTTTTAGCATATTAAAAATAACAGCTATTTCAAATGGTTTATTAACAATAGGTGTACCTGTCAAAAATAATATTTTAGAATTAGTAGCATATTTTAAAGCTTTATAAATAGCTTTTCCAGTAACTCCACCTCCCATTACTTTTGATACTACATCATGAGCTTCATCGACAATAATTACATAATTATCCAATGGACCTAATTTTTCTATTTGGGTTGCTGTGTTAGGGGCATTAGTACTGATTAAAGTATATTTTAATTCAATATTCTTATCATTCTTATAATTCTGAGTAAAACATTCACCTGATATTAATGACTCTTTAAAATTAGATTTTAATGATGCTGGTGCTAATACTAAAACATTTTTATCTTTTTTTAAATTTTCGGCAAATATAATTGAAGTACAAGTTTTACCAGAACCTAGACCATGGTAAATTAATAATCCTCTATATGGCGAATCTAGTTGTAAATATGATTTTATAAATAATTGAAATCTAAACGCTTCTTTTTTGTTACTTCTTTCTAAGTCTTTTGAAGTTAATTTGAATTCCTTGAAAGTATTATTAATCCAGGATAAAAAATTATTTTTATCTTGTGTTATCCATTTTTTAGGAGATATCTTGTTCATTTATATATATTTATACATAATATAAATGTCAGATGAACATTTTAAAATAATAATAGAAAAAGCCAAGAAAAATATAACTAAATATAAAATTTTTAAAAAAACAGATATTAATTTTATTAGTAAGACTTTACAAAAATACTCCAAAAAAAATAAAATTTTATTTTTTGGAAATTATGCTTTTAATAATAAATATCCAGAAAATAAAGTATTTCTTTATAATAATATACCAGAATCGCGATATAATTTTATAGCAAATCCAGATATAACTTATAATTTATACTCATCTAATTTACTAATTGATATATTTAATATTATAAATTTATTAAGTATACAATTTAAATACATAAAAGGTTATTCTTCATTTAATGAATTTGAATACATAATAGAAATTAATTTTAAGCCAATTATAAAAGTATATTATTGTCCAAATGAAATTTTTAAATTACTTAAATCAGAAAATTCTATATTGGAATCTAGATTTATGTTATTAAATATATTAGAAAAATTAATAACACCACTTAATAATTCTTATTATTGGTATTATTACATGAAGCAATTTAATATAATTGTTGATAATTTTAAAATTAATAAAATAAAAAATATAAATTTTGATAATAAATTAAATAATATTAAAATAGATATTATTAATATATTAGCATATAACAAAAAAATATTAGTAATAGGTGATTTAGCATATAAATTAATTAATAAAATAGAAATTAAAAAAAATATAGGGATAATTGAAATTATGTCATGTTGTATATTAGAAGAATTACAAAATATATTTAATTATTTTGTAAATAAATATAAAATAAAATATAAAAAAATAAATAAATGTTTTATTTATTTATCATATTATTATGAATTTTATATAGATAATATACTAATTATGAAAATATATACAATAAATAAATATTATAATTATTTAACTATAAACTCTTATCAAGTGTTAAATATACATGGACAAATTTTATTTTTATTAAATAAAATTATAGAAAATTTATATTTTAATAAAACATACGAACATTATGAAGATTTAATAAATAATTACTTATATAATTATAAACATAAAATTAATAATTATGAAATTTTACAGACTAATATTGTAAAATCTTTAAAATTAAAAATTGATGATAATTATAAATTATCATATAATCCAATAAATATGACAGATTTTCAAATGAAAAATTTTTATTATAAATTAAATAAAATTAAATTACCTGAATTAATACCAACAAATAATATAGAAAAAGTAGTAACTATTTAATATTAATCTAATTTATAATATATGGAGTTTGAAAAATATCTAGAAAAAAATGAAGTAATAAATATTTTTAAAATTAAAAATTTTTATCCGACAATAAATAACTTAAAAGAAATTTATTGTTATTTAATTGATTATATTAAAGAAAATGAATTAATAATATTTGGAGGATTAGCAGTAAATAAATTTCTACCAAATAATGATAAAATATATGAATTTACAAAGGATACGCTACCTGATATAGATATTTATTCACCCAATGCTAGAAATGATATTATAAAAATGTCTAATATGCTACATAAGAAGGGTATAAAAAATATATTAGCAAAAGATGGTGTTATTAATAATCTAAATGGTGTTTTATTATTAAGTTATAATATTTATATAGAAGGCGAACTTGGTAAAATGGAAGTAATGAATTGTGTAAATATAAATAAACACATCTATAATAAAATTCCCAAAAAAAAATTTAATAATATTAATTATGTAAAACCAGAATATCAAAAGATAGATATGTTATTATCTTTAAGTAATTCAATTACATCTTACAATAGATGGGATAAAGATAATTCTAGATATATTATCTTAAGTAAATATTATTCTTTTACAAAATATAATACATTTAATGATAAAAATAAAAATATTAATTTAAAATTATATCTAAAACCACTCTATAATCAAAAGGATATAATAATTGGAGGGTATTTACAATATTTATTTTTAATAAATTTAAGTAAAATTAAAAATATTCCTAAAATAAATATTTCTTATCTAGAAGTATATACAACACAAGTAGATAAATATATTAATATTTACAAAAATATTATTAAAAATTGTAATATTAAGTTATTTGAAACATTTGTTACAATTTTACCTGAAAAATATATTATCTATCAAAATAATATTCCAAAAGTAATTATTTATAATATTAAATGTAGACCAACTCAATATATTAAATACAGAGGTTATTTATTATTAAGTTATGACATGCTACTATTAACATGTTTATGTAACAAATATATATATTGTGTAACTAAAGATAATAAAGAATATATATTATACTATTTAAATTTAGCAAGAGAAAAATATTTTAAAGATAATAATAAAACAATATTTAGTGATACAATATTTAAAAGTTTTGTAGTTGATTGCTTAGGAGAGTATGTTAATATGCAATTTAAATATAGAACAGAAAAAAATATAACTTATAAACCATTTACATATAGACCAGAAAAAGTAAAAACTTTACTTAAAACAAATGAAAAAAAAAATAAAAATTATTATAGAGAAAAAATAGGTAAATTTATAAAAATATATAAATAATTTATATATTACTTATATGCTTAATAACATTACATACAGATTTTACTATATCAATTCTTTCTTTATTATAAGGTCTAATTAAAGACATTATATCCTTTAAGTCTAATAATTTAATTTTACTTATTTCAGTCTTTTGAAAATTATTTTTATTATCTAATTCAATTGGAGTATTAGTATTTAACTTTGCTAGATAATAAATATGTCTATATTTTTTTAAATCAGTTCCAATATAATCTTCAACTAGTGGTTTAATATTTATTAAATTATAATATTTTTTATCTATATTTGTTTCTTCGGCAAATTCTCTCAAAGCCGCATCAATATCTTTTTCATTTTTATTTCTTTTGCCTTTAGGGAATCCCCATTCTAATTCTGTATATTTTTTATTACATAATTTAATAATTTCTTCTAATAATAATACTTTATTATTATGAATAATACCATTCTTTAATAGGTTTATATTTTTACTTAAAGCTCTATTGTATTCATTTTCAAATCTATTAGATTTATAAACCCATAAATCCACCCATAATTTTTTAAAATTAGAAGTTAATATTTTTTTTTTTTCATTTTCAGTCATAATATTTATTATATTTAATAGAGATTCAAGTTTTAAATTATATTTCCCTCTTATGAAATCTGTATAACCAATACTATCTTTTCTTCTTACCATTAATAATTTAATAACATTTTTATCATATACATATCCAATTACTCCTAAACTTATAATTGGGTAATGGCAATTTTTATATATATGACCCTGATTACCACAATTATAACAATATGAATATTTCCTCATCTTATTAATTAATAATATTATACTTTATATAATATTATTATATACTAAATGGAAGAATATCAATATTACCCTAGATTAGATGATCCTGATTTTTATAAAAAAATATATTTAAAAAAAGAATTTAATAAAAATAAAATAATACCTGATAGACGAACATTTGAAGATATATGTAATTCATCATCAATGAAATTACTTCCACAACAAAAGTTTTTAAGAAATTATATTTCAACAAGTACTCCTTATAATAGTGTTTTAATATATCATTCTACAGGAGTAGGTAAAACTTGTACAGCCATATCTATTGCTGAAGGATTTAAGTCATTAATTTTTAATGATAATAGACGTATTTTAGTAATAGTTAATAATAATATTATTAATCAATTTAAAAAAGAAATATATAATCCTACTAAAGAAGATTTAAAAAAGACTAGATTTCAACATGTACAATGCACAGGTTTAACTTACGAATTATTGGAAGAAGAAATATATTTATCAAGAGAAGATAAATATAAGAAAATAAAATCCATAATAAATAGCAACTATGATTTTCATGGTTATATAAAATTTGTAAATTATGTAAAAGAAATATGTAATTGGAATGGTAAATTATCTTCTCTTAATGATTTAATTATTTCAAATATAAAAAATATATTTAGTAATAGAATAATTATTATAGATGAAGTTCATAATATTAAAAGTACTGATGCTTCTAATAACAAAACTTTACCTATAATAAAACTAATTGCCAAGTATACAACAAATACAAAATTAGTTTTAATGAGTGCTACACCTATGTATAATTCAGCAGTAGAAATTGTAGATTTAATAAATCTAATGTTAATAAACGATAATTTACCAGAAATTAAAAAAAGTGATATTTTTAAAAATAAAATAATAACAAAAAAAGGAGAAGAGATATTAAATAAAGTATCAGTTGGTTTTATTTCATACTTAAGAGGTGAAAAACCACCTATGTTTCCATTTAGAATTTATCCCCAAAATGTATATCAACCTAATCCTAAATATAATTTATTTGGGGATAAAATAGATAAGGATAAATATATTAAATACTTAAAATTAGTCCCTGCTATTATGTCAAATTTACAAAATAATTTTTATCTTAGCGAAATTAATAAAATCATTAATAGTAATAATAATAATAATAATAATAATAATAATAATAGTAGTAATAATAATAATAATAGTAGTAATAATAATAATAATAATAATAATAATAATAATAATAATAATAATAGTAGTAGTAATAATAATAGTAGTAATAATAATAAAAAAAATAATAAAGATGAATTAAAAAGTAAAATTAATATACAAAATCAAAGAAAACTTACTCAAATTGGTAATATAGTTTTTCCTACTGTAAATAATCTTACATATGGTGGAAATGCTTATTCCGATAAACCAGATAAGAATTGTACATTTATAAAAAAAGAATATATAGATAGTTTTTCAAAAAAAAAATCAGCTTATTATCAATATCAGTCTGGAATTTATAAACTGGATTTCTTAAATATAAAGAAAATTGATAAATATTCAAGTAAAATTAAAATAATATTAGATAATGTATTTAATTCAAAGGGTTTAATTTTTATTTACTCTGAATATATTAGTTCAGGTGTAATACCAATCGCGTTAGCATTAGAAAGAAATGGTTGTAAAAGATATTTGATGGAAAGTGAAAAGCAATTATTAGAAGATAATAGAAAACCAGATTCTAAGTGTTATTTATGTGGCTGTAAAGCAAGTGATCCAATCCATGATAAAAAAAGTTCAAAATTTTTACATGTTTTTTCACAATTGAAATATATGTTGTTAGCAGGAGATGCAACTATATCTAAATTAGATACTCAAAAATTAACATCTATAATTAATAGTAATAATAATAAAGATGGTAAAAATGTTAAAATATTAGTTGGAACTAGTAAAATAAAAGAAGGATTAGATTTAAAAAAAATCAGACAAATTAATATAACTGAACCTTGGTTTAATCTTTCTAAAATAGAACAAATTATAGGAAGAGGTATAAGATATAGATCTCATTGTGGATTACCTGAGAATGAAAGAAATGTAGAAGTATTTTTGTTATGTATTAAAAATAATAAAGAATTATCAGAAAATGAAACAATAGATGAAACATATTATAGATTAAGTGAAAATAAAGATAAAGAAATTAAAAAAGTTGAAAGATTATTAAAAATTAAAGCTGTTGATTGTAATTTAAATAAGATTCAAAATAATATAGGAAAAATACAATATAGTAATCAGATTACATCTCAAGATAGAAAAATTAATTTAGAATATGGATCAATTCCATATTCTAGACAATGTAATTATATGAAAGAATGTAATTATAAATGTACATGGGAGCCTGATAAAAATAAGAAATATAAAATAAATACAGATACATATACATCAGATTTTATAAATGATTCAGTTTCTGAAATAAAAGATTTAATAAAAAATATTTATAGAAGAGATATAATCTATAAATTAGAAGATATTATATCTTTTGTTAAAAAAGATATTAATGTAGAAACAGAATACATAAATTTAGCAATTTATAATTTAATTAAAAATAAAGATATTGTATATGATAAATTTAATAGAGAAGGTTATATAATCCTTAAAGGTAATTATTTTATTTTTCAACCAAAAGACATTAAAGATGAAAATATTCCTATGTATTATAGGAATATTCCTTTAAAAATTAAACAATCTAAATTTACAATAATAGATAAAATTGAGAAAAAAAATAAAACCAATATTAAAATCAATAATAATATTGATATTAATAAGAATATTGAAAATATTAAAAAAAAATTTAAAGATTTTAATATTATTTATATAATAAAATTAGTATTAAATAATATTAATGATATAATACATATAGAATTTATTAAAAATATTATTATTCAATATAAAAATAATAAAAATAATAAAAATAATAAAAATAATAAAAATAATAAAAATAATAAAAATATAATATTAGCAAGTAAAAATAATATATTTTTATTTATAAAAAATAAATATTTATTAAATCCATCTATAACAGAAATTAATTCTAATATTAATAGTTATATAGGTTTTTACTTAAATAATAAGTATTATTATTTAAGTGATAATAAGTGGTTCAAGTTAGATAAACATAATATTGAAGATTTAAAAAGAATTATACTTAAAAATAATAAAAATAAAACATTATCAAGTATATCTGGATTTATTCAAAACAATAAATTTAAAATAGTAGATAAAAGAAAATTTACAGAAGCATTAACATTAAATTATAAAGAATCAAAACGAACAATTATTACTGGTAGAACATGTAATACTTTTAAAACAGAAGAATTAAAAAATATAATTAAAACACTAGAATATAATCCTAATAAATATAAATCTAAAAAAGACTTATGTGTGTTTATAGAACTTATATTATTATATAATAATGATATAATTAAAGATAAAAAAAAATGGTTTATATAAAAAATTGATTTTTATTTATAAAGTATAAATATAATATATAATAATATGGATATATTTGATAAAATATTAATAAATAAAACTATTTCTATTAATTACAATGAAATAAAAAAAAATTTAGATTTTTGTATATTAAATATATTAAAAAATAGATTTGAAAATAAATGTTCTGAACATGGCTTAATAAAAAAAGATTCAATAAATATAATTAAAAGGAGTAATATTTATATAAATAATTTTTATAATTCATCAATTATAAAAATTAATATAGATTTTGAATGTTTAATATGTAACCCTAAGCAAAACTTAATAATTAGTTGTAAAGTTAAAGATAATATTAAACCCGGTATAATTGCATATTTAAACCCATTAGAAATTATTATACCAATTACATTACATTCTAAAACTGATATTTTTAAAAATTTTAATGAAGGTGATGATATAGAAATAAAAATTTTAAAATCACAATTTAAATTAAATGATAAATTAATTCAATGTATAGGTATTTTAAATTGTGAAGACTTCAAAGATAAAAATAATGATGAAGATTCAATGTCAGAATCAATATCAGATAATGACTCAGATAAGGAGATAGATGAAGATGAAGATGAAGAGGACGAAATAGAAGAAGAAGAAGGTGAAGAAGAAGAAGGTGAAGAAGAAGAAGGTGAAGAAGAAGAAGGTGAAGATGAAGAAGGTGAAGATGAAGAAGAATCTGAAGAAGGTGAAGATGAAGAAGGTGAAGATGAAGAAGATGAAGATAAAGAAGACGAATTAGAAGATGATGGAGTAGAAGAAGAAGAAGATGCTGAAGAAGATGATAAAATACCTTTATTAGATTAATATAGTAATTAATTATAAATAATATAAAGAATATTTTTAATTTAATATTAAATGGAAAATATTATAAAAACAATAGAAGATTTACCAATTGAAAATCAATTCCAAATATTTATTATAATAAAGAAATTTAATATTAAATATACAAAAAATATAAATGGAATATTAATAGACATGAATAAAATAAATAATAATTGCTTAAGAGAAATAAATAATTATATAACTTTTGTTAAAGAAAATAAAGATTATTTTTTAGATGTAGAAGAAAAAAAAAAAAATAAAAAATTTTT